CCGCTTGCTTTAAGAATAGCCGCCTTTTGTTCGTCTGAGTAATACTCATTCGTCATAGCGGTATTAAGTGCTTTAAGTACTGATTTGCGATCTTTCATGTTTGTTTTAATTGATTTATTATCAAACACAGAGAACGTAATTCTTTCCTCACTTGGAATACCTCCATTATCGAGCATTTTCATTGTTTGAGCATTAAACTCTTTTTTCTGTGCTGGGTTCATTTTTTCTGGAACAGTATCGCCACCCTTTGTAGTTTTTTCACCACCAAACATGGCTTGGAGAAAGTTTTGTTTATCACTATTTTTATTAGCAAGCCAGTTTTTGTCTTTCTTGAAGGCTTCTGCCCCAGATGGATCAGATTGTTGAAGTAATTTATAAATTTCTTTATCACTCTTATTTAGACCTTCGTTTACCCCTCCAAACATATTATCTATCGCAGCATTATCTACGAACGTATTTGAGAGTGTTTTACCAACAATAGGAATGTTACCAATTAAAAATCTCTTAGTAGTATTTTTAGGGTCTACATTTTCATCAAAACTCTTTTCTGAGTCATAATTGGTTAAACCAGCATAAGCGTCCGATCCAGCTTTAACTGCTTTAAGAGCATCGCTGCCCGTTGGTCCAGCTAAAGTGCTAATAGCCCCTTGTTCTCCATACTGAAACATTCCCACTAGGTTTTCTATAATACCAAGACTCGTACCATTTTTGATATTGTCTATATAGCGCTGTGCTAATGTCATGTCTTCACGCTTCTTGTTTCTAACAATAGCTGTGACATCTGCCAATATCTCTCCTGCAATAGGAGCTGCAATTCCAACAGCAATTAAATCATTAAGGAGTGGTTTTACATTTCCTTTAGAGAACTCCTCTAAAACTCTCTTACCCTCATTACCAACCATCTTTGATTGTTGATAGGCAAATGACTTAAACTGAGTGACAACCTTACCTGTAGGTGTCTGCCAGTTGGCAGGAAGATCACCTTCTGGTGAACTAAACTGAGTTTGTCTTGAGGTATTCTTAGCAGCTACATCTACCATTTTTCGAGCTGCTGCTTCTGGAGTATCAGACTTCCAATCAATGCCAAGTCTTTTTAGCTCTCTAATACTTGCTTGATTGCCTTTTCCAGCTTGAGCCATTAGTTTCTCAGCATAGATTTTGCCAGCATTTACCGCCATAACTCGGTTGAATCTCTCTGTCCCATACATACCAATTAATTTAATATACTTACCCACTACCGAGTCATTCTTGTAGTTCTCACCAAAGATCTTGACCATATTTGGTTCAATTTCACCTGCGTCTTTAGTTATTCTGTATGCTTCTGTTGGGTTAGAAATGACCTTATAAAGGGCTTTAGAAAATGATGGTAAGTCAGTTCGTGCTAGCGTATTTATGTTTTGAGTGAGATTAAGAACGGAAGTAATCGGGTTTAGTTTTAATACGGTTTGTATTCCCCGAAGCACTCTTGAAATGTCAGCCCCTTCTTGTGGTCCAGCATATTTGCCCTTACCGATAAGTTGATCAATATACTCACTTGCGGCTGCACTATCTTTTGTTTGTCCTGCTAGAGAGTAGAGAAGCTCGTCATTTTTGCCAAACATCTTCGCATTAGTGTATCGTTGTGTTGCACCACTAATGTAGTTGTATAAGACCTCAAGCCCCTTTTTATGTTCTATCTCTGGGAACTCACGAGAGTAATCAAGCGCCCCATATCTTCTTTCTTTATTCCTTGCCATGAAGGTATTTACTCTAGCTTGAGCTTGCTTTAGATCAACTCCTTTATCAACCAGTTGGTCTACAAGTTTGTTCTCATTTTTTGGAACGTGTGGGAAATACTGTGCTAAGTACCCAGTATCTAGTCCAGCTTCTTGTGCTTTTGCTTGAATCTCATTAAGGATCGCCCTAGTTTCAGCAACAGCTTTTTCTACAGCAGGGCTATCTGGTTTTAACTTGCCTTCCATATAGTCACCAAAGTTAGCTCGTTGTTTTTCTGTAAGTGTTTTGCCTATATCCTCAATTTTTCTGTTATATACTCCAGCCTCCATCTCAGCAGTCAGAGTAGACTCTTTGTGTAACCGTGACACTTCTTCGCCTGCTTTGCCAAGGTTTTTAAGATTTCTATATATAGACCTAAAATTACGGTCAAGAAAACGCTGTACTCCGCCAACTTTTTGTTCAGCTTCTTTACCGTACATTTCGCCATACTCTTTAATCTTTGCTTCAATATCTGGTGAATCTGAGGTTGGTTTAATGGGGTTTTCAGCTTTGGGCGGTTTTTCACTCTCTACCTTCGTTATTCTGTAAGCATCTCTAAGCATCTTCTCTTTTTCCATTAACTCTACTTTTTGCTCATTAGGAACTTTATCACTCTTAATTTGAGTACGGACTTTGCCCAACTCTTTACCAATCCTCTTAATTTGTTCTTTTTGAGTTTCTATTTTAGGTTTTGGCTGGAGTATTTCTTCAATAGTTGTAGGCTTAGTCGGCCCTGCTTTCTTCCCTCCATCAATAGTAATAGCTCCCCTTTGTAAGTATTGTTTTCTGGTTAAACCCAATTCAGCGGCAACTTTATCGGCGTTTGCATCAAAATCAGCTTTACCAGCTTTAACAGTAGCAGGAGTTAAACCAGCACCTTGTCGCACACCACCAATTAAGGCATTAGAGAGTAGGTCTGAAAGGAAGCGATCTCTATAGTTTTGTGCGTACCCACCACCACCCTTAGCAGTGTCTTGAGCCGCAAAGTATGCTGTTTCTAGCGGAGTTTCAGCAGCTTCTCTGATCGCACCTTTTACAATCTGTTTTGGAGCTTGTCTTACTATCTGATTAAAAGTTCCTTGTTTAATAGCATTTCCAGAAGCGCTCAGCGCATCATCAGTCAGACTATTAAGTCCTGGGATAGCTTTACTTCCTACTTTCAAAAGTTTATCTGCAACAGGGTTTGTAAGTGGATAGATCCAAGAACCCTCAGCTCCTTGTATTGCACCCTCACGCACTCTATCTAAACTTGGTATTTGTCTTTGTATTAGATCGCCAATAGCAGAAGAACCACCACCAAAAGCGGCGCCAATAGCGGCGTTTCTAGCCATAAGAGGAATGTTTCCACCAGCTATTTTCCCTGGAACTCCCATTGCATACCCAGTAAGAGTGCCAAGCGGGGCAGTAATTTGACCAGCAGTTGTTTTTGGTCTATATGAGGAAACCTCTGCATATTTTTCTGGAAGGTATTTTTCAAGACCACTATTACCAAGCTGACCACGAATATTAGCAGCGCCAAAACTAAGAAGCGCGTCTGCGGTTCTTTGAGCTAGTGGAGATTGTCTAAAAGCAGTGTCTATAGAACCACCAGGAGCAAAATTAGCTCTATTTTGAGCTTGCCAGTTACTAAAATTCTGCGCAATAGCTTGGTTTCTATCAATAGCGCTTTGGCGTGCATTACCAACAAAGTTACTTATAGAATTACCAATAGCTTGCGCTGTTCCTATAGCTTTTTGTTTGATTCTTTCAAGAAGTAACATATAGCCCTCTATCTTAGAAGACTATAATAAACCAGCTTGTCTTCTTCTAAGTAGCCTATCTTGATCTAATTGACTCTTACCTTCAAGCGCGAAATTAGTGTTTTCATTTCCTGGTCTACCGAATGCTGAAACTATGGGATTAGCTAAGCCACTAAGTCCTTCAGTAAAGTCTTTTCCATATCCCTCATTAACATACCGCTGGAAGTTTTGGTTATTAATTCCAGCAAGCGCTGCAGCTAGCGCAGCTCTGTTGTTTTGAGCGTTTATAAGCAGGTTTTGTAATGTATTTAACCCCTCCTCACCTACAGCTCTTTGCGCTTGCGCGTACTGTCTTTCAATCTCACCTTTGTTCCAGTTAGCAGAAGCAACTTGGTCGTCAGCCCAGTTATTTCTTTCGTTAAATTGTGCTTGATTAGCTCCAAGATTCTTTTGCTGTACAGCAGATACATTTCCAAGTTGCGCTGATCGTTGTCCCTCGTTTCTTCTTAGAGCTTCATCGAGTGCTGAACCACTAACCCCACTAGCCAACATTCGTCTTGTGGTCGCAGCGTCAGCTCCACGAGCTGCTCCTTGCATAGCATTAAGAGCGTTATTATATGAAGCGTAATTTTCATCATCTGCTAATTGTTTTTGTTCTGTGAAGCCTTTTCTCTTAGCATCAATAGCTTTAAGAATGTTGTCTACCATACTTAGTGCTGAATTCCTATTTCCACGAAGCTCATCTAATCTGCTAGCAATCATTCTGTTGATTTGTTCCATTCGAGTATCTTCTTGAGAATCGTTTATCTTTTTCCAGCCATCAGCAGCATCCCAAAACATTCCACTACGATTGCCACCACCGCCAGTATTGCCACCGCCGCCAGTATTGCCACCGCCGCCAGTATTTTTAGTTAGAGGTGGTTTTTTAATATTAAGAACCCCTCCATGCAAAGCAGTCTCGCGACCAGCGTCGCTTACATTACTACCAAGTATAAAGTTATTGACTCTCCAGTCTTCCATTCCCTTATGTATTTGACCTGTAGAGGCATCATACCCTGTGTTTACAGTTGGTCGATAGTTGTTTACACGCTCTGATAGACCATACTCTCTAGCTCCTAGACCTGTACCAGCATAGTCGATTGCATTTGCTAAAAGTTGTCTTAAATTTATTGCCATAACAGTTTTCCTTTTTCTATAATATGTTATTTACTCTAAGTTGCTTAATCATAGAATAATCATAATGATTGCTTTAGGTAACAGATTGCTGTATGTTATACTAAATTAAGGTATCAATGTTACATACAAAGAGCCGCCTTTTCGTAACATTGAGGGCGGCTCTTTGTATTAGAAAGGCTGTGTGAGCTTTTTGTTTATCCCAGAGCATATTTTTGAAGATAGCTCCCTCTCCCTGCAAGAAAAGAATGTCTATGGAATGATTTTTGGACTCACTAAAACAGAGGGTTATTGTTTTGCTACCAATGAGTGGATTGGCAAAAATTTAGGAATGAGTGGGAGCATGGTCAGCAAACACATCTCGTCCTTAGTTAAAAAGGGGAAAATGAGAGTTGAGGTGACTAAAGTCAAGAAAAGTGAGGGTACCCCCAATGAGTGGGGTACCAGGCGGAAGATATATATTTTTTGCCAACAGGATTCTAACGGGCTATCCATAAATGGTGAACCCCCGTCCACCATAAATGGTGAGTATATAGTAAAGAATAGAGAGTATAGTGGTAGTAGGGGGCTAACCACCACTACTACAAAATCTTCTTCTTTTTCTAACAAGAATGTATGTACAAATACTATGGACGAGTTCTGGAAAGATTTTAGAACCCTGCTTGATGAAAATGATGGCGAGTTCCGCCAGATTGTTTACGACACTATTGCCGAGATCACCGATGGTGAGTACGGGCAAAATGTTCGAGTGACTAGAGAGATGAGAACTGCTTTAGTTGATAAGTTCATGACATTTAATCTTGGCAAAAAACTCACTAAGGAAAAGTGTAAAGCATATTTTCTCAAATTTGTTAAAACAGAGGATTATAGTAGATTGTACGATCTAGTTGAGGGGTAGTAGCACTTAGTGTCAGAAAAAGTTGGTGTAAAGTATGCCCCCACCACTCTTAGGTTTGATTGTAGGATCAAATCTACTTGATAGTGTGGGGTTTGTTGTGCCTGTAACTGAGCCTGAGTAGTCTATGTGAATACGACCAACAGCACCAGCTCCGCCAGCAGTTCCGTTTCCATTTGCAGACCCACCGCTACCTCCAGTTGCAGTTACTCTTGTTGTCCCAAGAGTTGCATTTACAGCTTTTAATAAAATAGATCCACCAGCACCGCCGCCGCCGCCACCTCTTGCATTACCACCATTTGCCCCATTAGCTCCATTTGAATATAAATATCCATTAATAACAATGTTTTTAGCAATTAAAATCATTGCACCAGCCCCTTTTCCTCCATAGTGATTTGCTGCCGTTCCAGCCCCAGCATCGTGCCATCCACCAGGACCTCCTGCCCCACCACCAAAAATCATTGTAGTAAGACCACTATTTCCACCAGTACCGCCACCATAACCACCATTGTAACTTGGAGAAGTAGTAACGTTTACCCCATTTGAACCACTAGCACTATGTCCGCCGCCACCACCTCCAGAAGCCGCATCTGTTCCTCTTGAAGCACGCCCACCAGAACCAGCATTAAATTGTGCAGTAGTATTTGGAGATATAGAACCTCCACCCGAAGCACCAATTCCGCCACCATTAGCATTTTGAGCGGAGTTATATGACTCACCAGAAAATCCAGATTGAGTTTGTCCAGAACCAGGGGATGTGCCTGGAGCTCCGCCCAGAAATCCACACCCACTAATATCAATAGTCCCATTTATAGTTACCGTTTCTTTACACAAGAAAGCTATTATTCCCCCAACATCTCCATTCCAAGCCTTAGCGGTTAGCGTATGACCAGAGTTTTGAGTAAAACTAGAGTATTGTTTGAGTTGAATGACTTGAGCCTGTGAAACACCTGAGTCAGTGTAGGTATTCTGAAGTGGCTTTTTGAGTGTAATTGTGCCAGTGGTATAAGATTGGATCTGATTGAGTTCCCAATTACCCGCACCAGTTCCTCTTGTCTGATGAATTAAAACAGGTTTCAAAGCGGTGAAAGAAGCGTTTGTAGCAGATAGTGAAGTAGCCCCAGCAGTCCCAGAACAAGATGAGTCCACAGGAGCGTCAGTAGCGTTACCAGTAGAAGAATATACTCCATCAGAGCCATCTCCAAAGCCAAGCCACCATTTTTGCGTGTCGTCACTTCTAAACTGCGTGCTCATTTTATCTTCCCTACATTTCGCTAGCTACTTTTATCCCTGTGCAAGTAATGTTATTTATTGCTGTAAAGATAAAGTCATCATAATCCCACTTCGAACTAGAACACTGACCCACTTCATTCTCAGCCCAGATAATCTGAACCGCCATTGTGTGAACACCTGATTGAGAGCCGCTTGTAGTAATAGTCGTACCTGCATAGGCATTAGCTTTAGAAGTAGCTAAATTACCAGTAGTAGCACTCGTTCTAATCCAGTAATAAGTAGTTCCAGAAGTCAAGCCAGATGGTAAAGCTCCTGTGGTTGTAAACTTAATTGGAGTACCAGTTCTTAGGTCAAAAGTGGTTGTTACGACTGCTGGGTTAGCAATCGTTATAGTTACGACTTCACTTGCGGTTGAAAACCAAACTGGTTGTCTATTTCCAGTTCCATCTTGGCGGGTGCGAATCATAAAAACCATACCCTCAGTCATATTAGAAAGAGTAAAGGTTCTATTTCCAGTTAAAGGAGCAGTTAAAAACTTTAGCTTCTTTACTGGCTCAGAAAGATCAAAGTTCATAGTAGGAGCGTCAGCAACAGTAATCCATTCATGAGAACTAAATCCAAGTTGTGTCACCGTGCCACTATCATCAATAGAAAATGGCACTCCATTTTTCATATAAAAGATAACCTTACCGCTAGTAGGAGTATCTGGATCGTTAGTCCTATCTTCAAGCCTAATAAAGTCATCATTAACTACATCAGCGTATTGATTAAAGTATTCCTCAACAATCACATAATTGATTGGAGTACCCTCTGGTAGATTTTGTAGTCCTCCAGAAATAACCTGTACTCCTGTAAGAGAATAATTAGCGGGTGAGTCGCCAGAAACACCAGTAACATAAAACTTGGTTTGATTAGACTGATTCCATCCAGCTACCACAATAGTTGGTAAATTAGAAGGTATCTTTGTTACCTGTATTGTCGAGTCTGCTGGATCTGCAATCCATGTTTGTCGAAGTGAGCTTGTGAAAGTGTCATTGGCCTTGGCTGTTTGCATATCTGTATTTTCCTTGTATTAATGTAATTAGGTAATTGCTAGTCTCTTAATTCTTAGTTTGTGGCTGATTTGTTTTCCAGAATCACTGTAGTAAATAAATACTCCAAGTAAACTCATTTCATCATTAAGTCCGTCATTTTGGATGTTTAACTTAACCCAGAACATATCTTTTTGTTTTAAGTTGAAATATCTGACGATAGAGTTATTCTCAACTGCTTGATCTAAGGGCAACATTCCAAACTCAGCTTGTCCCCACTCAACACCACTATTTGATACTAAAGTGTCCACTTTGTATCTTGGCAAAACAGTAAGTCCTTTTTCGTCTAGGTAGGAAACGCCTATTGTTGTATTTTGACCACTAAGCGATCCAAATACAAACGACACTCTATCAAACTTCTTAAATTTATCAGCCAAATTCATATCGTATTGTTTAGTGGTGATAGAAAGAGTAACCTTTGTTCCATTTGTTCCTGTAGTGCCGTAGTCTGTTTTACCCTTAAACATCTCTACCACATCTGCAGTCTTATTTGATCCGTAGTAGAGTCTCTCCACCCTATCAATAGGACTAATCATCTTAGCAAATGTATTCACAAACAAGCCTGTCCACAGCACCCATGAGTTATACCGCTCGTCATACACCAAACAAGCGTTATTTCCTTCTCCTGCAAGAGTTGTTGAAATAGCAAAGATTGAAAGTGATTTGAAATATACTCCACATACTTGGGGAAGGTTTGCGGCAGTTACTCGCTCAGTGATTCCAGATGCTCTAAGTGATAAGACTGAATATCTTAAAATGTTTCCATAGTTAGCCTCATTTCCGACACTCGCAGCACCATCTCTGCTCCAGAAACGAAGGTTGTTCCCCGCAATATGAGGACTCTCTTGTGAGAGTGATCCAACAGCAATGTTAATATCTCTAACCTGTCCACCAAGCTCGTTAAATCTAAACTGACCAAATGAACTGTCTTTAAAGACATACAGACTATCTTCATTGGAGGCAATATGTACTTTTATGGCGTTAATCTTTGTTCCCTCACCTAATCGGTAAGGAATGTATCCACCACCCCATTCTATAGCAAATGAAGGTGTACCTGAGGGTGATGTGTATGGTTCACCACTCCAAGCTAAATACTCATCTCCAAACTCTTTAGTAACACCAATAAGTTTATCTTGATAAACCTCAACCAACCTAAATTGCTGTCCTTTTGTATCATTTCTCTCAGGAAGTCCAAAAAATGGATCAAAATTGTCTTGTCCCTTATCTATATAGGTAGTTGTAGTAGCATCGATTGAGGTAACATAATATCCAATGCCTTTAGTATTTGATCGGTAAATACCAACCTTTACCGCATTTGCTGGTGGAGTTGGTAGTGTTACTGTTAGATATGTATTCTCATTTAGTGTGTTAGGCATACCTGATCTATAGCCCGTTCCATTTGGGTCTACCGCAGGATCAGCACTAGGAGAGGGGAGCGTTCCACCAACCTCGTTGTACCAAACAAAGTAGTAGAACCAGTTTTGAGAACCAGTCCCAGAGCCAGTCTTTGTTACTGTAGGCTTTGTTGTTGGATCTGCAACTGGACTCCATACATACCACTGACCATTAAGCCAGTAACACATTTGATCTTCGCTGTTTAGAAAATAAATTGCTTTTCCAAGTCTTTTAATATGTGTTTTAACTGTGGTGTTGAATGTAGGCACGCCATTATTAAAAGATGGGCTAGAACCAGTGTATCCTTGTGGAGGTATGCCAGAGAAATAACTCCATGTGTTGTTGGTAAATGAAAATATTTCTGGTTTCCCATTATCTGAAATACGAAAATGCCTATCAATACCATCAACGCTATAAATAGATTGTAGGGTATTAATCTTAGTAGCATTTTCTGCGGTGTTTCCTAAAATAGTAGAACCAAGTCTTTTTGAAAGCGTCCCATACTGTGAATAGACACCATTTATAAACTCAGATAATTCAGAGTCTTTTAGAGAAGATGGGTGAGCTAAGGTATTCAAACCATCCCTAAACCCAGCAGAACCACCTCTTTTAATCTGGGGATTTTTACGCTTTTTAGCTAAGGGACGCTGCATGGTGCTATCCTTTTATTACCAACCTTGTGTATGTCTATTTGGTCTGTAGTAAAACTGTTTTTGATACGCAATTCTATCTATGCGTTTCCTACTAACCGTAATAAGCTCACTCCTATCAGGAATAAGCTCTAGTGAAATATATTCTTGAAATCTGTTTTCACCCTCAGCACGGGCATCATCTTGAGATCCTTCCGCTCCAGTAGTGCGAAAATACTCGCTTAGTGCTGCAAACCCAACCATATCTCCTGGTAAAAGTAAGATGTCGCTTTCCTGAGTGGGTACTGGCGGGTTAGCAAAGTACCAAATAACAACTGTCTGTTGTGGTACTGGCTCTGGAAACCGCATTTGCCATTTTCCAAAATCACTATCTTCTGGATCGTTAATCATCTCTACTGAGACCTTCTTATTATCTGGGTCGCACCAATCCTCAACCTCACCATTGCTGTTTGTTGCCTGTAATACATACAGTCCGTTAGGTTTATGAAAACGATCTGGAAGCACTGTTGTGTCACCTGACACAACTATTTCCTCACGAGTCAAACATCTTCGCCAAAATCCTCTGACAGCAAACTCTTGTTGTTTTTGTTGAATCCAACCCACCCACTGGTTGTACTCATCACTATTAGCCTCAGGAACAGATCCACCAGCAGAGGGAGCCATAAATTCTAGTGTTTGTAAAAGCGTTGCAGTGATTTGATTGGTTAGAAGCATGAGAGTCCTTTACCTTTAGTATTAAAGATTTGGAGGTCTTAGGTAAATAAACATTAAAAAAAGAGGGAGGCCTTTCGACCTCCCTCTAATTTTATTCTCTTGCAACTTACTAAGAAGTTGGATAAGGGAATTTTGTTGCATCGGTCTTATATGCAATCGTTGCAGGATCAAGGTCATAAGCCTCTGCGTCTGTTAAGACAACCATTGCTCGATTACCAAGTTCTTCTGTACCTAGTACAAAAGAGGTCATACCGTCAGTTTCGTTTGTCATACGTTTCCTTTCTTAGGCTTTATTAAAGTCCTAGGTTATAAAAATACACATGAGCTTGAGGAATACCCATCATGAAGGTATAGATACCTTCAACCTGCCATCGGTAGGATTGACCTTCTTTAGCAAGTGGGTATGTTCTCCAGCTTACAAGTGGTTTGTAACCGATGTCTGACTCATCTGTTACGAAGATGAAGTCGTCCATCAAGCCATCAAGCCCCTGTAATTGCACAACGTCAACAGATCCAAAAACGTTAGTGTCGTACTTACGAACTACACCAATACCTCTTTTTTCAGGAGTTGCGTTAGTTGTGTAAGTGTTACCAGTTTGAATGTACTTAAACTTGTTCATAAACCGCTCTGACACCCACATTACAGGTTTTTTGAATGCTTTTTCAGAGATAACTCTAAATGCTTCATCCAATTTTTCCTGTACTGCACGGTCTGGATTAGAACCATTCCATATAGCAGATCCGCCGAAGTCTAAGGCATTCTCAGGAGCATAAAGATCAATCATGTTCTTCATACCACCCATGTAAGTAATGTCTTGAGCGTTGTCTTTGGCGCGTTTACCAAAAACGATAGCTCGTTGTAACTTCTCAGTTAATTCCATTTGTTTTCTGGTAATCAACTTTGCAGAGTTCTCTCGTCCTCGTACATTAGAAGCATGGTCGGTGCTTGAGATGTCTACCACATCTTCGAAGTTACCTACATAGTTAAACAGATCTTCATAGCCAGTTGTGACCATGGTGTCTGCTTTTTTACCATGAGGCGTACCTCCAGAAATGATAAAGACGTCAGTTCCAATATCACTTGCTGGGAGTGTTTCTCCAGGAAGCGCTGCTACAGTTAAAGTGTCTCCACCAGTAACTACTGCAACACGAGCCTGTTGACCTCCAAGAGAGATAACATCATCCACATTGAAGACACCTGGGGTATCAACAATAAGAGTTGTTGCTGCTTGTGAAACAGCTTGTGCCAACTTAGCTCGCATTGGTCGGTTTGGACGAATTGACCAATCGTATCGGTGAGATGTAACGTCTTTCTCGAAGACTGAGCCATCTAATCTTTGTACTACTTCTCGACGCATAGCTGGAAACTTGCGTACATTTTTCTCTATATTTATATAGAGTTCTTTTTCACTCGCAGAGGTTGTATTTCTCTGTCCGTAATATGCTTGCATACATACCTTTCTTCAACTTAAAAGCCCATTCTTTCCATTTCTCTGGCCAATGAGGCTTCAGGAGAAAGAGAAGTTGGTACTCCTTTCGTTGGTTTTTGACTTGTTACTATTTTTCCAGACACCTTTCGTTGCACATTTGTCTGTGCTCGTTGTGAGCCTACCTGTTGAGCTTGTCTAATGCCCTCCATGTAATAATCAGCAAATTGTTTAAAAGATGGTCTGTTGCTTAACAACCTTCCTTGTGAGTCATACGCAGAGTTCATATACATTTTTGTTAGACTTGAGTCTAACGCCTTGTTATAAAACTCTTTGTTGTTCTCATCGAGTTCTGGGTAAGAGCTTCTTACCTCCGCAATTTCTGCTGAGAAATTCGAGAGATTTAAATACTCTTGGCTTTGAGCTTGATTTTGTTGTAAAACTTGCTCAAGCTTTTCTGCCCTACTCACAGACTGATTGACCATTGAGTGAAGTTGATTAAACGCATTTACAATGTCTTCTGGAGTTTTGAGCTTATCCAATTCTAAAAATGGTTTTTGCTCCTCCTGCGGTTGTTGAGTCTGAGTTTGTTGAAATTGCTGGGCAATTTTTAACATCCTCTCTTCTGCTTCTAATCTTGCTCTTCTCTCGTTGGCAAGTTGTTGATGAAGTGCTGATTGGGGATTTGGGTCTAGTTTAGTTCCCTTTTCAGTGAGCTGTGGAGTTTCTTCCTGAGCTTCTTCCTGAGAGTCTAGAGTTTCCTCTTGATTCTCTTGAAATTCTTCATCCTCTGAATCTGCTTCAAATTCGTCATTGGTAGTTTCTTCAAACTCCCCTGACTCATCCATAGATTCGTCTTGAGTATTAAACTCGTTCATAATAATCCTTTCTTTCTTTTAAGTTCCTAACGATTTATATGACGAGGTTCGATGCACCCCGAAGACTTGTTAGAAAAGTAAAGATTACTTTTAGTTGTTAATTAAACAGTAAATTATTATTAGCAGTTAGGTAACATAACTGCTTGATTTTCTCTTAAAATGTTTGTACTATTAAGGAGTGAATTTAGATTCAAACCTGCCAAAACTTTCTCCCAGAGAAATGAGGGAGCTTCAAAAAACATTCGAGGAAATGAAAGCGAATGCAATGGAAGACCCTATTTTTTTCTTTAATACATTTCTTAAAATATACAATCCAAAACAAACACCCTCTGAAATACCTTTTGCTACTTACCCTTACCAAAACAGATTGATTCGCCAAGTTCTCAAAGCTATTGAAGATGGTGAGGATATTTTTATAGATAAAACTCGTGAAATGGGAGTCTCTTATGTTATATGTGGATTATTTCTTTGGCTTTGGCTAAGTCGCCCTGGATTTAGTGCTATTTTAGGTTCTCGTAAAGAGGAGTATGTAGATAACCGCAGAGGAAGGGTTGTGGGTAATAAAGATATGAGTTTGTTTGGAAAAATAGACTATATGCTAACCAGACTCCCCCCATTCATGATTCCAGACACTTTTAGGCGTGATAGGCACTTTACTTATATGTCGCTAACAAATCCTGAGAATGGCAACACACTTTCGGGTGAGTCTAGTAATGCCAGTTTTAGTCGTGGTGGTCGAGCTACTTGTATTCTCTTAGATGAGTTTGCTTTCTGGGACAATGCGTATGGAGTCTGGGGAGCAACCGCAGACACCACTCGGTGTCGTATTGTTGTTACTACCCCTGGAGAAAAACCAAGCAAGGCAAAACGACTGAGATTTGGGCTTGATGGAGAAAAAATTAAAATTATTGAAGTTCCTTTTAGCTTACATCCTGAAAAGAGTAAAAAGAAATGGTTGGAAGCAGAAAAAGAGAGACGTGGCGAGGAAGACTTTAATCGTGAAATCATGATGGACTGGGGACTATCCATTAAAGGCAGAATCTACCCAGAGTTAGAACGAGCTAAGTATGGCAAGTATCCTTATATTAAAGGTGAACCTCTGTACTGCTCTGGTGATTATGGACTTGATGGAACTGTTTTTGGATTCTGGCAGATAAATCCTAAAAACAATCGATTAAGACTTATTGACTGTTTTTTCTATGAAGATGAGCCAATAGAATACTCTTTTCCAATATTCGGACAGCCAATAGATACTGTTTATAACTACACCAAAGACCATCTAAAAGCTATTGAAGAGTTAAAGGACTTGCCCCATGCTATTCATTTTGGCGACCCCTCTATTATTAAAAGATCGGGTAATGCCGATAAGGAGTCTGATAGAGATAAATTGGCTAGAATCGGAGTTCATGTCAATATCTACACTAAAAAGAACACTATTGATTATCGAGTCAAAACGACTAAAACTTATTTTAATAGGGGTATTGAGGTAAATGAGGGAGAGCGTACTTACGTCATGCTAGATATGATGAAACAGTATCGTTGGAAAACATGGGACGAAGACCATGAAACGAGTGCTACTTTTAGAAAACCAGTTCATAATCTTAGTTCTCACTTTGCAACATCGGCTGAGTATTTGTGCGTAAATCTTGAGAACTATGTATCTGAGGTGAGAGAAACACCAGATTGGGCTAAGACAAGTAGGTTTATTACTAATAAATCAATGCTAGTTAATAGAAGTTATAAATAGTGTCATCATGACACAGAAAAGGAGTAGTATGAGTTACCTAGAAAAAACAGAAAGAGAGCTAATGATTGATATTCACATGATGCTTACTGCTTTCTTAGAAACCTTAAAAGAGATGAAAGAAAGACAGATCGAGATGAATAAAAAAATTATTGCCATTTACAGCAGGAAAAAAGACTAACATGAGTCAGGCTGACCTATCAGTGATTGTCACTAACTACAACAAGCTCCCTGAAGAGATAGAACAATGTATGCAGTCTATCTTCAAGCAGACTGTCGCACCAAAAGAAATTATCTTTGTTGATGATTGTTCAAGGAATCGCCCCACCTACAGGAATGTACTTTCTATTGTAATGCCAAAAAACTCTGGTGTTGCTAAGGCTAGAGATATGGGGGTTAAAAACTCTACTGGGAAATTACTACTATTTGTAGATGCTGATGACTACTTGAGTTTAGACTTCATTCAGCAGTGTGGCAAGGTGATTACCAAGTGTGATGTTGCATATCCAAACCTCTTACTATTTGGAGAGATGGAGCGACCAATACTAAGTGAAGCACCAGCTAAGTTAAATCAAAAAAAACTCTTATCTCAAAAGTTAGATATACCCGTAACAAGTATGATTTTTAGGTCTATGTATGACAAGCTGGGCGGGTTTAGAGATTTACCTGTGTTTGAAGACTGGGACTTCTGGCTTAGAGCAAGCAAGGAACACACCTTCAAAAAAGCAAACACACTTTTGTATTACAGACAAAAGGCTGGTAGTAGAAACAGACAGTCTTTAGAAATAAAAAAAAGAGTTCGCGCTCAAATAGAGAAAGACTTTTATGGACGGATATAAAAGACTATTCAAAGAGATTACTGGTAGTGATTTTGATCAGAGAGTTGTTCGTAAAAAAAACAAAGCTGCTAAAAATAAGTTAATTTATGTTCCAAAGAGTTATAACTTTTCAGAGATGGAAACAGAGGAAGGCGAACAATTTGATGTCTCTGATAATTTTTATCACAATAACGCACTGTATGACGAGCTTGATTTTGAGATTCTCTTTTTAGACATATTAAGCAATCTCTCAGACAGAGAGAAGATAGTATTCCTTTTTTGTATCGTAAGAGAATATGGTCATAATATAGACCATAAAAGTTTTGCAAAAACTATGGGGATTGTTAAAGAGAGCTATATGGTCATCAAAAGAAGAGTACAGCAAAAGACTGCCATTATTGTCAATAAGCACAGAAATACTACCTTAAACAAATAAAATAGAGATACTGTTAGTATAGCAATACTGTACCTATTGGAAGACATTATGGCAACAAAAATCCCAGAGATTATTAAACTTCGCTACCAGAAGATGAAGGATTTAACAGATCCTATCTTTGCTGCTAAACAATTAAACAGAGCTTTGTATGCTGGTAATTATTATCCAAAGATGGATGATAGCGACTACGCTCTAACTGACCCTCACACCTTCCCAGTAATGAGAAACTACCTTGCTCGCTCTAATATAGCTAACTCTGGAATCAGGCTTGATCCAACAAACGAATACCACTATGAAACAAGAGACATAAATCAAAAATATCTCGACTGGGAAATTGGCGAGATTATGGCTACAACTCTTTTTTATAGAATAAACTACTCAGCCTACATGAATGGTAAGGGATATGCCTCAACTGGCTGGAAGTATGAAAAAGCTATTAAAATAGAAGATGTTGATGATGAGGGAAATGTTATTCGAACCAAAGTAATGAGGGATATTGTAAATAGAGCGGATGCTAAGTTTGTTCGCTTTGAAGACATACTCGTTCCCAACCAAAACATCCCAACTCTTAGGGAACAACCCTACTACATCAAACTTATACAAATGAATGTGGGAGAGATGTTAGATGAAAATGAGTATTTGCTTGAAATTGGTCAAAAACCATATTGGAATGAAAAGTGGCTTAAAGACTTAAAGGAGTCTGGTGTTGAGAAGAAACTACTTGATTACCAAATGGATTTTCCTGATGAATCAAACATTAGTAAAGAAGACATAGCGTTTAGGAGTGCGAATGTTGCTATGATCTGTATGCACACGAAAGAGGGAGATGTTTTTTATCTTCCCTTCTCTGGTAACGATTTCCAAGAAAAGATTGTAAATAATGATACTAATAATAAATACTGGCACGGACATTATCCAGATTTTGACTTCACCCCATTCCCAGAAGATGATAATTACTTCCCCCTGTCGGTTGTAGACACATTCGCTGACTTACAAATTGCCTCTAGCGAACTACTTAACTTAGGACTAACTAACATTAGACAGGGTACATTCCAAATGTGGGTGGCAGGAACTCCCGCCGCACAAACTCCTGACTGGATGTTTAGAACTAGAGCTGATGGAGTTATTCGTGTTGTAGGAGATCCTAATCAAATCCAACCAATTAGAGTTATGGATAACTCTCGCTCAACCATGAACATGGCTCAAGAAGTTGCAACTAGAATTGAAAAAGCTACTGGTATTTCATCTTTATATAGCTCTGGGGTTCATACATCTAAGGCTATTAACCAAACTGCTAGAGGAGCTCAGATTATTGACCAAAACATCGACACCAACATGACTATGATTATGGATTTGTTTGGTGAGCAGGTAATTAAAGTTTTAGCAGAAGATTTCCTTGAGTTAAATGCTCAATATGTTACTGAAGAACAAACTTTTATGATAACAGGCAAAAGAGGTGTTTCTGAGTTAGTTCACATTACTCCAGATCAAATAAGTGCTAACTTCAAAGTCAGAGTAAACCCAGAAAGACTCACTAAACAATCTCCAGCAAGCAGACAAGCATCTATTCAAAACTCTATTACTATTTTGCAAAATATACAAAATCAATCACAAGGAGCAGTACAAATTGACATTGCCCCATTAGTGGAAGCTCTTATTGATTCAACTCCAGATATGCAAAACATAACAGACATTGTCGTTTCGGTTGATGAGAAGAGCAAGAGAGATATTCTTATGTTAGAGCGTGGTCAAATGCCAGAAATTAAGGTTAGAGACGCTCACTTAGAGCTTATTCAACTAGCTGATATGCATTTTACTGAAAATGCTCAAACCTATACTCCAGAAATACAACAACTTTTTGAAAGTTATGTAGAGAAACACATGGCATTCTTACAATCCCAACAAGAAATCCAAATGATGAGTCAGCCACAGATGCCTCAAGCACCAAGAGCTGAGGAAATGATGGGCGATATGGGTAATGCTGAAGAGGTTGTGGGTGAGAATGATGGGACATATAATTTAGGAAAAATCGTATAGGAGGCAAAATGGCATTTAAATTTCCAAAACAAATTAGTTGGACTATTATTAGAGGAGATAGAAGAAACTTGCAGGTATCAACAGGAATTGATCTGACAGGTAAATCAGTCCTCTTTACTGCAAAATTAAGAGAGAATATCATCCCTTTTGACCCTACAGACTCAAGTGCTGTGCTTAAAAAGACAGCAATCGTTACTGACCCAACAAGCGGAAATGCCGTATTTGAGTTCGTGCACGATGATACTAAGAATATTGTTCCTGGCGAGTATTTTTGTGATATTCAAATTGTTGAAAATGGGCAACCAACAAGCACTAATATTTTTAAAATTGAGATTATTCCTGATGCTTCACAACGAGTTGCCTAGAGAAAGAATACAATGAACGACGTAAACTTACAAATAATAGATACACCAAACATTGGTATTTCTATAGTAAATCCACCACAGCTTACTGTAACCATGATAAATACTGGTGCTAAAGGAGATCAAGGTCCACAAGGACCTCAGGGAGAGGTTGGACCAACTGGTCTTACTGGTCCACAAGGACCGCAAGGTCCACAAGGACCGCAAGGAGAGCAAGGTATTCAAGGAATTCAGGGAGAAATTGGACCATCTATTATTTCTGCCGATTTTGACGAAAATGACATTATTTTTACAAAGGATGATTCTAGTGTTGTTACGCTAGAAAATGCAAAAATAGAATTAAAAGGCGAACAAGGTATTCAAGGACCGCAAGGACCTCAAGGACCGCAAGGAGAGGTTGGACCAACTGGACCTACTGGCCCACAAGGTCCACAAGGACCGCAAGGACCACAAGGAGATCAAGGTCCACAAGGACCGCAAGGTATTCAAGGAATTCAGGGAGAAACAGGTTCATTTAGTAATGATTTTCAAGGAAATTGGACTGCTGGGTCATACAATGAAGGTGATTTAGTTTATTATAATGGATCTACTTATATTGCAAATGTAGCAACATCAAATGAGCCACCCCATGCAGATTGGTCGCTTGTTGCCCAAAAAGGTTCTGATGGACTTGGCTCTGGAGATGTTACTGGTCCTAATAGTTCGACAACCGACAACATCACAACTTTCTTAAATACAAGTGGAAAAGAAATTAAAGATAGCGGTGTTTCAATAACAGAAATCGCTCAAAAAGAAGTAAAGGGGAAAATTAGTTATAAACACATTGTTACTGTTACAACAGCAGCTGCAACTGTTGCAAAGGTTGGAACAACTACCTCTGGAACATATACTACTCCAGCTGAGGGCGATATTATTCGTGTCAATTTTACCAACTCAAACACTGCCACCAATCCAACACTAGCTATTGATGGCGGATCAGCAATAGAAATAAGAGTTGGTGGATCACAGCCATCAAACATTGCTATACAAGGCACAATACTTCTTCTCTGGTATGATGGAACATATTGGGAAGTGTATGGCTCACAAAGAAATATTGATAGTGACACAACATATACTGAAATTCCAGAATCTGAAATCACTGCGGGAACTGCATCTACATTGAGAACAATTACTGGTCGTAGAGCTGGTTTTATGACAGCTAGAGCCAATCATACAGGAACTCAGACTGCTAGTACAATATCTGACTTTCAAACAACTGTTAGTGCTAACGCTGATGTATCAGCTAATACAGCTCACAGGCAGCTTACATCAGGAAATCCACACAATGTTACTAAAAGTGATGTTGGACTTGGAAATGTAGACAACACCTCAGATGCTACGAAAAACTCAGCAACCGCAACTCTGACTAATAAGACACTCACAAGTCCAGTAATTAATACCAGTGTGAGTGGTACAGCTATACTAAATGACAACACGTTCGCCACAGCCTCAACTACTACCGTTCCAACGAGCGAGAGTGTTAAAAACTATGTGGGAAATCAAACCTCAATCACCTCAAGTGCGACACCAACGCCAACAGGAGATAGAAAACACAACGAGTTATACATAACAGCACTTGCAGTAGCAGCAAATTTTCAAGCACCAAGCGGGACGCCTACAAACGGAAATACTTTAACAATAAGAGTAAAAGATGATGGAACAGCTAGAGCATTAACTTGGAACGCAATTTTTAATCCAAGATATGCAACGCTTCCCACCACAACAACTGTAAATAAATACTTACACATTGAGTTTGTGTATAACAGCACAGCAAATACTTGGGATTGTGTTAAATCACTATTAGAAGATGAATCAAATTCCACAAACATTGTGGGTGTTAGAGTGTTAAGAACAAGCGCTCAATCTATTAGCCATAACACAGAAACAGCAATTCAATATACGAGTGAAACGTTTGACACGCATAATTTTCACGACAACACCACCAACAATACTAGAATGACTGTACCAAGCGGAAAAGGTGGATTATATCTTCTCACAGCAAATGCAAACTTTGCCTCAAACTCAACTGGTAGGAGAACTTTGCTTTTTAAAAAGAATGGATCAACAACATTTGCACAGGTTGAGTGGGCAAACTCATCAAGTAATGTTCCATTTATGAACCTATCTTCTATGATTGATATGGTCGCTGGAGATTATGTTGAGGTTTTTGTATTTCAAAGCTCTGGAGGAAATTTAAACATTGATACATATTTAAATGCATCATTTATAAGACTAGGAGGCATTCCATCTTAAGAAAATAATCATGGCACAAAAACAACGACAAATACAATTACAACGAGTTATACATAACAGCACAAATGCAAGTGGTCTTTCAATTTCTGCAACCGGAGCAAGATCAACTATAGTTACTGAAATTTATAAATAACTAAATTAATAAAAAAATAACTATGAATGAAATATTTAAGGAAACAAGAAAAATTGTCATCAGCGTACTTATTAGTTCGCTTGTTGGTTCGTTTATTGGTATTGCCAGTTTTTATATCACTACTCGTCTTGCTCTTGCTTCCCTTGATCTTCGAGTTACTGCGATCGAAACAGGACTTATTGAAATCAAAGATGCTTCGGTTCGAAA